TTTTGAGCACTCCCTGCGCCTCTACAACCGCCTTCTAGAGAAAGGAGTAGCAAAGGAGTGTGCAAGGTTCGTATTGCCTCTAGCAACGCCTACACGCCTCTATATGACCGGTTCTGTGCGGTCCTGGATCCACTACATTGATTTACGCTCTGCACATGGTACACAGAAAGAGCATATGGAGATTGCAGAACTAGTACGTTGTATTTTTACTTGCCAGTTTCCTGCAGTATCTGAAGCACTTGGTTGGACTCGTGAAGGGTGTTCTGAGTGTATTGATGCACCTTCTATTACTATTGAATAAATATCTGCATATAGAATGGAGGTCAAAATTGCCAACATATCCTGTAGTTAATAAAGAAACCGGTGAACAAAAAGAAGTAGCAATGAGTATTTTTGATTGGGACCAGTGGAAAATAGATAATCCTCAATGGGAAAGAGATTGGTCCGATCCAAGTACTTGTCCTGCTTCTGCAGAAATCGGTGAAGTTTATGATAAACTTCGTAAATCGCATCCAGGATGGAATGATGTACTCCATAAAGCATCGAAAGTTCCTGGATCAAAAGTAAAACCAGTTTGATAAATATGCCATCTAAGAAAAGAAACACTCCACAAAATCCAGTACCATTTGGAATGAGCAACAGACAAATGAAACGCAAAAAACCAATAAATCTCGATTTGATGAAGGTAATTGAACCTTTAACTGACAATCAAGAAAGTCTTTTTAAGCAATATAAACTTCAACAAAATATTGTTGCGTATGGTGCAGCTGGCACTGGCAAAACTTTTATTACTCTTTATAATGCACTTCGTGATGTTCTCGATGAAAAAACACCATACGAAAAAATTTATCTGGTAAGATCTCTTGTTGCAACAAGAGAAATTGGATTCCTTCCCGGAGATCATGAGGACAAGTCCTCTCTTTATCAGATTCCTTACAAGAATATGGTAAAATATATGTTCCAAATGCCTGACGATCCTGCATTTGAGATGCTTTACGGAAATCTTAAAACTCAAGGTACAATTAGTTTTTGGAGTACTTCTTTTATTCGTGGAACTACTTTGGATGATGCAATCATTATCGTTGATGAATTTCAAAACTTGAACTTTCACGAACTTGATAGTATCATTACTCGTGTTGGTGAAAATTCTAAAATCATGTTCTGTGGTGATGCGACCCAATCAGATCTTGTAAAAACTAATGAGCGTAATGGTATTGTTGATTTTATGAGAATTTTGAGAGCAATGCCTTCAATGTCCATGATTGAATTTGGTATTGAAGATATTGTTCGTTCTGGTCTCTGCAAAGAGTATCTTGTTGCTAAAATGGAATTGAATTTATAATGTTTAATCATATTGAGTTGAATCTTCCCTCTCTCGATAGGGAAATGATTGATGGAGTTCGTTATTACAAAGTTCCTGGAAAAGAAGGACTTCAAAAGTTTGTATCAATTACATCGGTAATCAGTCATTTTAGCAGAGAAAAATTTGCCGCATGGAGAAAAAGAATCGGTGATGAAGAAGCAGATCGTATAACTCGTAGAGCAACAAACAGAGGAACAGATGCACATACACTCATTGAGCAACACTTAAAAAATCTTGATCTTAGCTCTGATGTTCTTCCTATTTCAAAACATCTTTTTCAAGTTGCAATTCCTGCCCTTAAGCGTATAAATAATATTCACGCACTTGAGGGTTCTCTTTATAGTCAATACTTAGGTATTGCAGGGACAGTTGACTGCATTGCAGAATTTGATGGAGAACTTGCGATAATTGATTTTAAGACATCTAAACAACCTAAACCAAGAGATTGGATTGATGGATATTTCGTTCAGTGTTGTGCTTATGCATGTATGCTGCATGAACTTACTGGGTTATCTGTAAAAAAGTTTGTGATTATTATGACTTGTGAAAATGGAGAAGTAGAAGTATACGAAGAATATAATAAAACAAAGTACATTAGATTACTCATTCAATATATTAAAAAATTTGTAAACGATAAAACAACTTGACTTTACTTTAATTTTAGTTTAAACTGAACAAAAGTTGAGGAAATAGATTGCACATCACTGTATTGGGTCAAATGGAGAACGAATTAGAAAAAGCACTAGAGAATAAGTTTTTTTGTCCTTCTCGGTTTGCGCAAGAGATTGAAAACCTTGTTCAATATAATCAGGACATGAGTTATATTGATGCTATAATTCACTTTTGTGAAAAGAATAGTATTGATGTTGAGTCCGTTCCAAAACTTATTTCTAAACCATTAAAGGAAAAAATAAAATACGAGGCTATGGAATTAAACTTTTTGAAAAAAACTTCTCGTGCCAGATTAGTTTTTTAAATCCATTTTTGGGGCAAAAATTTTCCCGGAAAAAATCCCTATATTACTTTTTTTGAATGGCTCCTTTTGATACGTATAAAACATATCTTGCCCTGAAGAATCATTTTACAAAAGATACTTATGATTATCACAAGTATCAAGGTAAGAGTCGTGCATCTCTTCAGTCATTTTATAAAAGGCGTGATAGATTTTGGTTTGAAAAATTATCGAGACAAAAAGAAGATAAAGAAGTTGTTAATTTTTTTGTAGCAAATTTTGTTTCTTGTACTGATCCACAGACAGTGTGGATTGGAGAAATGATTAAAGATGGTGAGTCCAAGTATACATCTTGGCAAAAAAGGGTACAATCTCTATCTTATTTGTTTAAAGAAGAGTCGCAACAGTTATTTGAAAATAAATTTAATGAAATATTTGACTGTTCTAAGGGACATCCATTACTTTTAAAAAATTTCTTAGTTGGTAATATTAGCATAGAAACTATGGTAATATATGATAAGATTTTTTTATTTAGAAAAAACTTTGATAAAAAACTAAAAGATCCTGTATGGGAAACTGTAAGTTTAAAGATAAAGAAATATTCTCCTTTCCTACATATAGATGTATTCCATTACAAAAAAATACTTAAACAGATCGTAGGAGGAACATGAGTTTTTTTGATTCCGAACTTGTCCGTGCAGAGATGAGTGAAATTTCAACATTACAAGAAGACATTTATAAAAATGTCTTCGAGTTTCCTAATATGAGTAAAGAGCAAAAATTATTTCACGTTTCTCTTTTAGAAAAACTTTTGAACAAGCAACAAGTCCTTTATACTCGATTAAAACTTTCTGATGATCCTGAAGCAATTCAGATGAAAGAAAGGATTAAAGATTCTGCCCAGATGATGGGTCTTCCTGCTAACGTGGATATGAATGTCATATTCAATAACATGACACAATTGCTTGAAACAATGAAAGAACGTATTGACAAAACAAGTTCTGATCTGTAAAATAAAGGAGTACACAAAGGCCAAATCCTATTAATACGAGGTACAAATGTCATTTCAAAATCTTAAAAAGCAATCTTCTCTTGGTTCTCTAACGGAAAAACTGGTAAAGCAAGTAGAGAAGATGAATACCACTTCGAGTGGTGTTGATGATCGTCTTTGGAAACCAGAGATGGATAAAACTGGTGTTGGTTCTGCAGTAATTCGCTTCCTGCCTGCCCCTGATGGCGAAGAACTTCCTTGGGCAAAAATGTATACTCATGCATTCCAAGGTCCTGGTGGTTGGTATATTGAAAATAGTTTGACTACTATGGGTCAAAAAGATCCAATTAGTGAGTATAATCGTGGACTGTGGAATAGTGGTAGTGAGAAAGATAAAGAAACTGTCCGTAAGCAAAAGCGCAAACTTTCTTATTATTCCAACGTTTATGTTGTGAAAGATCCTGCAAATCCTGCAAATGAAGGAAAAGTATTTCTCTTCAAGTATGGTAAGAAAATCTTTGATAAGATTCTAAATGCTATGCAACCAGAGTTTGATGATGAAGATCCAATCAATCCTTTTGATTTCTGGCAAGGTGCCAACTTCAAAATTAAAATCGTAAAGAAAGATGGATATTGGAATTACGATAAGTCTGAATTTGATCGTGTAGGTTCTCTACTTGATGATGATGATGCTATGGAGGCAATTTGGAAGAAAGAGTATTCTTTGACTGCTATTACTGCACCCGACCAATTTAAGTCGTATGAAGAACTTGAAAAGCGTATGAACTATGTTCTTGGTTTGGGTGGCACTACTTCACCTTCCCGCTCCCGTGCAGTTATTGAGCAAGAGGATGACCTTGAAGATTTTTCTCAAACACCTTCAGTTCAAGATCGTGTCGTAGAAGAATTAGAGCAATCTTATGCTCGATCTAAAACACCTTCACTTCCCAA